TCCTGTTCCGCCTCCGCCATTCCGCAGTGCCCGATCCAGCGCCATAATCGTCGCCACAGCACCGTCGATTTTCTCGGTGCTTTTTTCTTTGTCCGGCTTTATGTTTCCGGCCGGGTCGGTACGAATATAGATGTTGTCCATCATCCAGCGCAGCACCGGCTGGCCGCCGTGCGCGATCCTCTGCTCCAGCGTCAGCTTCATGAGTTCCTTCGTCGGCGGAGACATATCCTTGAACCCTTGACCAAACGGAACGACCGTGAGCCCCATGCCTTCAAGGTTCTGTACCATCTGCACCGCACCCCAACGGTCGAACGCGATCTCGCGAATGTTATACTTCATCCCGAGTTGCTCAATAAACGTCTCAATGAACCCGTAATGTACGACATTACCTTCGGTCGTTTGCAGGAAGCCCTGCTTCTGCCAAAGGTCATAGTTCACATGATCGCGCCGAACCCGCAGATCGATGTTCTCCTCCGGAATCCAGAAGAACGGCAGGATCATGTATTTGTTCGTTTCATCCAGCGGCGGAAACACAAGCACGAACGCCGTGATATCCGTGCTGGACGAAAGATCGAGGCCGCCGTAGCAGACACGGCCGGCCAGTTCCTCCGGGTCAACCGCAAACGCGCATTTGTCCCATACGTCCATCGGCATCCATCGGATCGACTGTTTCACCCATTGGTTCAACCGCAGCTGCCGGAACGCATTCTCCTCGGCGGGATTCTGCTGCGCGCTCTCGCACGCCGCTTGAACTTTGTCTTTCCCGATCGTAATCCCGAGCGACGGATTCGCTTTTCTCCACACCTTCGGGTCGGTCCAGGAATCGCTCTCTTCCGTTCCATAGATGACGGGATAAAACGTCGCGTCCGTCTTTCTGCCGTCAATGATATCCTTCGCCTTCGAATGCACTTCCCAACAGATCGAATTGGTGTTATCTCCTGCCGTCGTAATCAGGAAGTACAGCGGCTGCATGCGCGCATCTCCGCTGCCCTTGGTCATAACGTCAAAAAGCTTCCGATTCGGCTGTGTGTGCAGTTCATCAAAAATAACGCCGTGGGTATTGAAACCATGCTTATTCGCAACGTCGGCGGAGAGCACTTGGTAGTAGCTTCCGGTCGGCAAGTACAAGAGCCGCTTCTGCGACGCTAATATCTTCACACGTTTCGACAGCGCCGGGCACATGGTGACCATGTCCTTTGCCACCTCAAATACGATCGACGCCTGCTGCCGGTCGGCAGCACAGCCGTATACCTCGGCGCGCTCTTCGTTATCCCCACAGGTCAAAAGCAGCGCGACCGCGGCCGCGAGCTCTGATTTACCGTTCTTCTTTGGAATCTCGATATACGCCGTATTGAACTGGCGATACCCATTCAGCTTGACTACGCCGAAAAGATCCCGAATGATCCGTTCCTGCCAGTCGATCAGCAGGAAAGGCTTCCCGGCCCACGTTCCCTTGGTATGGGACAGGCATTCGATAAAGTCTACGGCAAAGTCAGCTTTCGTTTTGTCGTAAACCGAGTTTCGTGACATGAAGCGAGTCGGCGTATATTTCCTGAGTTTTCGAATCGACGCCGCCTCCCTCCCAACGAAAAAAGGCCTCCAATATGGAAGCCTCGTAGCAATGTCTATTTTTAACTAATCTTCTGTAGCCTCTGCCGATTCACTGACTGCGGTGCGCAGGACGTCCACATCGAAACCGGCGTCCTTGTACCCTTCCAGAATCTCGCTGTAATAAAAAGCGCTCGGTTTCCCGAGCGAGTGATCACCGGTCAACACATACGCCATGCAGCTGACGAGCTTACCGTCGAGCCGGATTCGGAACTGCCGTTTTTCGAACAGGTAAGGAAATCCCTCGTACCGGTCAAGCGTTGCTTCATCGGCCGGCGTGATTTCCCATACCAGTACCGGAACACTGCGACCCTTCAGAACTTCCACATTCGCCACCGCCGCGGCATGCGGTCCCCGAAACAGCAGCCGGTGATTACGCAGTGTCGACGCGCCAAGCAGCTTTGCCGTCGGGCACCGATGCGCCATTTGCTTACGATTCAAATTACTGCCGTAAGCGATCAGCAAGCGGTTACTCATGGTCATCCTCCTCAATCTTTCGGCATTCGTCCTCGCCGAACGCTACGCCCAGGGAACTACCGCAGTCCCACGCTACGTGGATCGTTCCGTTATGGATAGCTATCCATAACGGAACTTATGAATAGCTGAATATAATGGAAAACGGGGCTTAAAACGCTCCGCAATCTCTCTGATCGATTCGGAATCACTTTCCATAATTTTTTATAATAGAAGTGCGGACGAAATCCGTAAATTACTATTATAGGAGAGTGAATTTATGGAAGCTTTAGACCAAAACATCCCAATTTCGGAACTAATTGCAAAAACCGACGCTTTGATGGTGAGCCTTGACTACAAACCATCAGTTATGAGACATTTCCGACAAGCATGGAGCGCGCTAAAAAATTACGCACTTAGGCGCGGCGAAAACTGCTTGACCGCTGAACTTGGGTTCTCGTTGCTGAGAGAGCACTACCATATTGAGCCATATGACCGGAAACTGAGTACATTTAAATCCATCACACGGCGCGCCGTTATGCTACTGCTGGAATATCAAATATCCGGCGGGATTGCAAAACGAAATCTAATGCGAGATCACTCATTCCCGGAAGGATTTACTGAAGCTGGGTCAGGCTATATACAATACCTTGCCAGCAAGCTTAGTTTAAGCGAAGGTACGATTCGTAACCATCGCAAGGCGCTTGAATATGCTTTTAATTATCTCAAGGTAAATGACGTACCCAGTATTAGTGACGTAACGATTACACACATCAACCAGTACCTAAAAACTTTTGCTGGGTGTACAAAGAGCTACATATCAGCTCAAGTGTACATTCTGAATCGATTCTTTGCTTATGCGCTTCACCAGGGCTACACCGCAATATCGTTTTCTTTTCCCGAGGTGTCAGTCTATCAGGATCGTAAAGTGCCGGAATACTACACGCCCGATGAGATAAAAAGGCTTCTTGCCGCCGTGGATCGTGCAAACCCGCGCGGAAAACGTGATTACGCTATGATCTTGATCGGTGTGCGGTATGGTTTGCGGATCTGTGATATCAAAGCGCTTGAACTGCGGCATATAGACTTCGTCAACAACATAATAAGCATTACGCAACTTAAAACCGGCAAACCTCTGACTCTCGACTTACTGCCCGATGTAGGATGGGCAATCATCGACTATGTCAAGAACGGCAGACCAAAGTCAGATGCGTTGCCGATATTTATTCGGCATGTGCCTCCTTACACATCATTTGTTTGGACAGATAATGTTGCGCACATCATCGGGCGATATGCCACCGCAGCGGGGATTACGACGCAGGCTCCCAAGAAAAGTGGTTTCCATATGTTGCGGTATGCACTCGCAAGCGAACTTCTACAGAAGGATGTATCACTAACCATAATCTCCGGGATCCTCGGACATTCAGAGCTGAATGTCACGACTTCGTACACGAAAATTGACGTTCCGCAGTTGAGCACCTGCGCGTTAGAGGTGCCGCGATGATTTACCGCAAACCTACGTTTGAGTTCAGCAGCGTGTTCGCACCAAATATTCGTGAATATATTGAACTGAGGGAGTCACTCGGTGCGCAGTTTCGCGTTCAATCCGGGGTATTACGTCAGTTTGACCGTTACTGTATATCGGTTGATGTCCAAGAACCAATCCTAAACGAAAAGCTGATTACAAATTGGTTGCATTTGACGCAAGGCGACGCGCCATCCACGCGACGCAGCAGAATTACTACGCTCAAACTATTTTCGGATTACCTCGCTTCAGTCGGATGCTTAGTTTCATGGGTACCGCATCCAGGCTACGGATCATGTAAAGAACGATACATCCCTTATATATACAGCGAAGATGAGATCCAGCGAATTCTCACAATTGCAGAAAATCTACCGCAGCCTCAGGGCCGATCAATGTTTCATTTGGTATTTCCCACCGTATTGAAAGTGATGTATTGTTGCGGTCTGCGCGTTTCGGAAACGCTGATGCTCCGGGTAAAGGATGTTGATCTCAACGACGGATCCATTTTTGTTAATCGCTCAAAATTCGAAAACAGTCGTCGGTTACCGGTTTCGAAGTCATTACTTTACGACCTTCGAGCATATCACGACGCAAACCGTGAACTAATCGGAGTGGATGAGGAATCGTTCTTCTTTCCGAACGCCAACGGCGAGCGATATAGCCAGCGGACAGTGTATGATAAGTTTCGCACAGTACTTTGGAGTTGTGAAATACCACATCAAGGACGAGGTAAAGGCCCCAGAGTTCACGATCTACGTCATACCTTTGCAGTTCGCTCATTGCAGCAGAGCATTATGGCCGGCAAAGACCTTTACGTTTTTTTGCCGATTCTGATGTCGTATCTCGGGCATATCAAGTTGTCCTCCACTGAGTATTATCTGCGCTTGACGGCCGAGATGTTTCCTGATTTTCTTCGCCGGTCTGACACGGTATGCGCCGCCGCTATTCCGGAGGTGTGTGAATATGACTGATAAAGCGATATTCTCGTATATAGTATCGCGTTTCTTCAGGATATATCTTCCGGGTGAACGTGGATTTTCAGAAAACACCATTGCGTCGTACAGAGATACATTTAAACAGTTTTTCAACTATTACAGCGACGTTTATGGTATACCGCCGGAAAAGCTTAAGGTCAGTGATTTTCCAGTGTTGTTGTGACTGGATTTCTAACGAAACTTGAAGCTGATGGCAAGTCTGTATCGACACGAAACCAGAGGCTAGCTGCGTTGAAATCATTCTTCAATTTCGTAAAGTTCGCATATCCTGAATACCTCGAAAATGCTAGCTCAATTTTGGCGATACATCTGAAAAAGCAACAGGAGCCAACTATTTGCTACATGAGCGTAGAGGGAGTGGCCTGCCTGCTGCGGCAACCAGACGTACGAACAAGAGCGGGCTACCGTGATATGCTAATCCTAACGCTTTTGTATGACAGTGGCGCAAGAGTTAGCGAAATTATAAACATCCACATCGGTGACATCCGAGTCCAGACCCCCGCAACGGTGATTCTGCATGGTAAGGGCTCAAAAGACAGAATTATACCGCTGTCAGAAAAAACCGTTGCATTGATCAAGTTTTATCTGGATTCAGAAAAGCTCAGCAGACCAGAATGCCGTAATAAGTTGCTGTTCGTAAATCACAGCGGAGAACAACTGACGCGAGCCGGCGCGGCGTATATACTTCGCAAGTATACCGACGCGGCTCGTGTCGCAGAACCGACTTTAATTCCAGATAAGTTTTCACCGCATTGTATGCGGCACTCGAAGGCAATGCACCTGTTACAAGCCGGAGTCGCTCTGATATACATTCGTGATTTTCTTGGTCACAACAGCATTACGACAACTGAGGTATATGCAAAAGCCGACAGCAAAACCAAACGAATTGCGCTTGATATGGCATATTCTGATTTGCATATTTCTGACCCGACGTTGACCGCTTCATGGAATGACGATGCTTCGCTAATGCGGTTTTTAGAAAATCTGTGCACAAAATGATGTTCGGTTATGGAAAGCGGCACGATGATAATCCTTTGAAATATAGGGATTGCACCGTCCCGCTTTCCATTATATTCAGCTATTCATAAGTTCCGACATCGTCGACACAGGTCACCGTTCCGCGGTCGCCTCGCTGAAGTTTCGTGTACGGGTCGCGCATGCGGATCAGCATAACGCGTGTCCCTGGGCGGTAATATTCTTTCATCTGCTTCAGCAGATCAGGATGAATTCCGTTCATGCGTCCGCCTCCGTTTTCCGTGCGTCTTTGAACGCTGAATTGCCGGAAAGGTTCTTCAGCAGAATCTTCCGCGGCTCCTTGTACTCCGCGCCGATGAATCCGAGCCGCAGCAGGAAGCAACGGAACGCGTATTTTTCGTTCTCCACCGGCTGTTCGGTGGCGGTTACGCGCTTTTGCGCTTTCGACATTTCGCAGAGTTTCTCTATGAGCTGATAATAGGCGGTCATCTCCGTCTGGTCGCCGGTCGGTTGGAACCACCCGAATTCGATCCGATCCGTGTGCTCCGTGATCGGCAGGCTGTCTGTACCGAGCGCTTTCTTTAGTAGCGTAGCTTTGCTCGCTACCAGCCGCCGCAGGTTTTCCAAGGCGGCCGACGTCATACCGTCCTTCGGCATCTCAATCGCCAAACGGTCCGGATCGTCCGGTGTTGTTGCTATGGTATTTTCCTGCTTTTCCGCCGGTTCGCCAATACGCTCACCGATGAATCCGTCGTGTTCCAGTTCGTGGATCAGCATTTCGATCTGCGCCGGATCCGCATCATCCGGGCAGTTCAGCGTCCCATGCCGGTCGATGGTATATGGCCCGACGGTGAACGCGAAGCTCGGTGGTCCCATATACTTGGGCGCGTCCTGTAAAATTTCACGCATGGCAGCCAGAAGAGCTTTGCGCTCGCTGCCTTCCAAATGGTACTTGATCTGCATCCTATGTCTACCTCCTTCAATTTCGGTAGTACATATATGTCTCTGATCAGTGTAAATATCAAGCTATATCTGCGATTTCAGCAATCTTTTTATACGGCATTTGCTCGCCGTTTCGGATCAAGTAAATGTCGTCAGCACACGCAGCTTGATCTTTGTACCTCCGAACAATCACGTCGCAGAACCTCTCGTCCAGCTCGATTATAAAACAGGTCCGATCCGTCTGTTCGCAGGCAATCAGGGTACTGCCGCTGCCACCAAATGGATCCAGTATGATGCAGTTTGCCATGCTGGAATTCAGGATCGTGTACGCGAGCAACTCCACGGGTTTCATGGTCGGGTGGTCGGGATTGTTTTTCGGTTTGTCGAACTCCCAGATCGTCGTCTGCTTCCGGTCGGCGTACCATTCATGCTTGCCCTTTTTCTTCCAGCCGAAAAGGATCGGTTCGTGCCGCCACTGGTAAGGACTGCGCCCGAGTACGAGCGACTGCTTCTTCCAAATACACGTACCGGACAGATAGAACCCTGCATCCGAGAACGCCTTGCGAAAGTTCAGCCCCTCGGTATCCGCATGAAACACATAGATCGACGCGTCGGACGCCATGCAGGCTTCCATGTTCTGAAACGAGGCCAGCAGGAAATCGTAGAATGCGGAGTCCGTCATATTGTCGTTCTTGATCTTGCCGGCGCTGCCCTCGTAGTTCACATTGTAAGGGGGATCGGTGACCACGAGGTTTGCCTGGCGACCGTCCATGAGCAAATCGAATACATCCTTCTTCGTGCTGTCGCTGCAGATAAGCCGGTGCTTTCCAAGCAGCCACAGGTCACCGGGCTTCGTAATCGCCGGTTCTTTCAGCGCGGCGTCAACGTCGAAATCATCGTCGTGAACACCATTGCGTTGTGCATCCTTAAACAACGCGTCGAGTTCCGGAGCATCGAAGCCCGTCAGCGAAACGTCGAAATCCGCGCCCTGCAGATCGGCAATAAGTAGCGAGAGCTTTTCTTTGTCCCAGTCGCCGCTGATCTTGTTCAGCGCGACGTTGAGCGCTTTTTCTTTTTCTTCGCTCATCTCCACGACCACGCATTCGACCTCTTTCACACCGGTATCGATCAGGACCTTCAGGCGCTGGTGACCGCCAACAACGTGGCCGGTGGTTCTGTTCCAAATGACCGGTTCCACATATCCGAACTCCGTAATCGAGCGTTTCAGCTTCTCGTATTCCGGGTCGCCGGGCTTCAGGTCCTTACGCGGGTTATATTCCGCCGGTGCGAGTTTCGTCACCGGCAGCGTTTGAATGTCCATGCTGATACCCTCTCTTCACGATTCTGTGCAATCCCACCTTTGCTGCCGGGAGATTTCCGGCCAGAGCCTGCCCGCGCAGCGTTTTTCGCTGCTGACTCGTCAGCCGGTGATACTTCAATGCACGAAGGAATTTCTGCATTTCATCCATGTACAACATCCCCCGAATCTGATGTAAAAAAATAGTCGCACGTTTGTGCGGCCAGCAATTGATTTCCCATTTTTGTTTTGCACCGTTCTTCCACCCGCTTTATCAAACCCGGAGGTGGCTTTGGCACATCATTCAATTCTCCTACAAACTCCCCAAAAAGTATCATAGCGGCAATATTGTACATTTGTGCTGCTTTGACGACATCATCTCCGGTGAAAAAATTTACAACCGCTCCGTTTCGTTGAGCAGAAGCGAAATATCCACCGGCTTTTGAGGTAGCGCCGCAAATTTTGTGTAAAGTCTCATTTGCCGGATAATGTCGGATGGTTATGGTGGCAGGATCGGGCCCTGCCATCTGTCGTTACGGTAACATGGTTTGCTTC